CTCGCACTGTGGTGGATTCTTTTTATACCCATTTCGCCCCCGTAGCACGGCGTTAAACTGCGGTGCAATCCGCCTGTCGTTCTTAGGCGTTAAAGAAAGGAATGTATTTTATGGCGTTTACAAGAAGATCACTGGGAGCTCTTGGTCTCAGCGAGGAACAGGTTGATAAAGTTATGGCGTTGCACGGTACCAGCATGTCGGACTTTATCCCGAAATCAGAATTACAGGAAAAAATTGATCTAGCGCTGGCAGACGCTCAAAAAAACGCTCTGCAAAATGTGAAGGTCAAAGAAACCGACGAATATAAGGCTGTAGCGGAGGAGCGCGATATGCTCCGCGCTTTAGGCGGTGATGATTTTTCGTCGGTGAAGCCCAAATTCCGTGAAACTGTCTATAAGATGCTCGAACGCGGGGAAAACGCTCCCGCAATCGCCGAGCAGTTAAAAACAGTCGCGGAAAAATACGAAGAATATTTTAACCCGACAGAACCCGCACCGCCACCATCTTCCCCGCAATTCGGAGCGGAGGTCAAAGGACAGATGCCGAGCGGAAAAACCGGATCAACCTTTGAGGATATCTGGCGGCCAGGACGTTAAAGAAAGGAAGATAATCTATGGCTTTTACTCAGCTTGAATTAAACTATGCAACCGAATACTCTAAGGCAATGGCAAATATGTACCCTTATTGGTCTTATTTTTCTGATCTGTACGGCAGCCCGAACAGCGCCACCTATAAGCCGATCAGCGGAAAGGCTGTGGCTGTTCAAAGCATGACCACCAGCGGCGCAAGAGCGGTAAACCGAGATCAGATCACCGGAACTTTTAATCGCAATTTCAACACCTCCGAGCAGATTCTTACCATGAGAATGGATCGGGAATGGGACACCCTGGCGGATCCTATGGATATTCAAGAGGATCCGATCGTCAATATCGCCAATATCACAAAGACGTTCAACGAATTCCAGAAGGTGCCGGAAATGGACGCTTACGCGGCTTCCGCGTTGGCTCAGGCGGCGAGCGGCTTCGGAGGCGTTGATGCTACGGCTCTAACCGCTGATAATATTCTGGAAACCTGGGATACCTACCTGGCGTATATGGTGAATCAGCGCGTACCCCGTGACCGCATCCGCGCCAAAATGACACCGGATACCTATAAGCTTCTGAAAGAGGCTGCCGGCATCACCCGTTTTGTGGAGGCTGATACTGGTATCCGCAACATTGACCGAAATGTCGGTAAGCTTGACGGCGTTGTCATTATGGAGGTCCCCAAAGATATCATGATGAGCGCTTACGATTTTACCGAGGGCTGGGCCTCTTCCACAGGGGCGAAGCAAATCAATCTATTGATGTTCGACCCCATTGCAATCGCCGCACCTGTTGTCTATGAAACCTCCATGATGTCCGCGCCTACCGCGCAGAGCAAAGGAAAATGGCTCTATTACGAGCGTTACTACTACGATGTGTTTGCCCTGAACCAGAGGCTTCCCGGCATCTTTGTAAATATGGCTTCCAACCCGGCTTTAGGCACTCTGAATATTACCACTTCCGCAGGCGCCGACAGCACTCATACTGTCATCAATGGATTGGCTCCGGCTCCGTACGGCATGAAGTATGTTGCTAAAACCAATACAGACGGAGCGGTAAGCGTGACTTATGGTCAGGCACTTACAGACTGGACCGATGTTACTAACGGAGCGAGCTTTACCACAAAATCCGGCGATACTGTAACCGTTGCGCTGGTTAATACGACCAAGGGAAATATCGCCACTGCCACCGGCTCCGCGCTGGCTGTCGTAGGCTCTTAATCAAGAGGTGGGCTTATGGCGTACATCACATATCAGCAGTATCTTGACCTTTATGGTACATGCCCGATTTCTGAAGAGGAGTTTCCTGTGTACGCCGGACTTGCGTCTGATATGATCGACAGTATTACGCGATATAGAATTGTTGAGGGCGGGGGAATCTCCGCCCTCCCGTCTATACTTCAAACGCTGGTTCAAAAGGCTGCCGCGGCACAAGTGCTATACTTCACACAAATCGGACTGGAAACCGTGCTGACAGGCCAGGCCGGCCAGTCTTTTACGGTGGGAAAGGTTTCAGTATCGGGCGGCGCATTGTCCAGTACAACCACAAAGCCCGGCGCTCTGATGGTCAGCCCTTTCGCGCTTTCCTTGCTTGAACAAACTCCGTTGATGGAAAGAGGTGTGCATGTATGCTCAGACCGATTCCTCAATCCCTTTTGGGGGATTTAGCAATTATTAAGGTTTGCACGGGAATGGACGCTTGGCAAAAGCCCGTGTGGCAGGACTATGAGGTCTCCCGTGTGCATCTTCAAAACACCAACGAAGTGAAAAAGACAAAGGAAAACACCGAGGTCGTGCTGCGCTCTACGCTGTTCATTGACGCCAGTCTTTCAAGGCCCGCCCTGGATTATGATTCTCTGGCGGAACATTCCCAAAAGGCCGGAAAGCCTCTCCGGTGCGAAGTATTTAACTCGCAGGGTCAGAAATACGGCGAATATGAAGTGCTGACGGTTGACCCGGTTCCCGATGTCCCCGCGACCCGCGTCCATCACGTAGAATTGGGGTTGGTGTAATGTCAGTTAAAATTACGCGAAACATGGCCGCCATTCAAGCAAAAATTAAGGCGGGAAATTCTATGATGATCCCGGCTGTTACAGAATCTGTCATTGAATACGGAAATGTTTTTGTTCCGGAAGATCAAGGCACATTAAAGGACAGCGCCTTGATTGCCAGCAGGCCACAGGACGGATTAGCTATTTGGGACACTCCTTACGCGAAACGGCGGTATTACACCGGAACCCCGTCAAAGGACAAGAATCAAAATGCCTCCCTCCAATGGGTTGAAAAAGGTGTAAACACCTACAAAAAGGAACTGGATCAAGTAGCGCAGAACGCCTTTTCGAAGGGAATGAGCAAAAAATGAGCGTATACGACGATGTTTTAACCGCAGTTATTGATCTTGCGGAGCAAACGGAGCTGTATTCAAAAATTGTGATAGGGCCTATGCCTCCTGAAAACGGTATTTCCATCGCGTGGGGATCCGGGAACTTAAATACCTTTCTTGACAAAAAGGCCGCCGTCTCCATGTCGGCGGTTTTAAACTGCAAAAATTCAGATCAAGAGCTTGCGGCGGACACGCTTGGAAAGCTTCACACGTTTTTGAATATGCGGAAGGACTACCCCTCCGCAGACCGCTTCCAAATCACAAATATAGAAACCACATCCGCACCCGTCTATTTAGGGCGCGAAGAAAACAACCAATGGCTTTACGGCTCCAGCCTTGAAGTCAAATTTTATCTAAGGGGGAATTAATATGGCAGCTTACGGCTTGCTTACAATGTACAACCTGACCGCTTCTATCGGTGTATCTCAGGGATCGGATCCGCCCGGCACCTGGACTTATGCCGAACTAGCCGAGGGATTTGACAATATCGCAGAGGCTTTGAACGAGGTTGTTCAGCAATACTTTTTCTTATCGGACAAGGGCTTCGCGAAAAACCACGTGACGGGTATGGCCCCGGCGTTTACGCTCACCGGGCGGCGCGTTGTTGGCGATCAGGCTCAGGATTACATTTTCAGTAAGAAATACGGACTGGATACCGACCGGCAGTCTTCTTTCCAGCTGAAGTATACCGACGCTCAAAGCGAAGAGGTCACTATTACCTGTGACTGCACCTTCTGCAATATTCAGGAATGGTCCGGTGCCAGTACCGATGACAGCGCGATTTCTGTGGAAATCCGTTTCGACGGAAAGCCCACGATCACGCCGGCGGCCTAAATAACACAAGGGGGCGGTTTATCCTCCCCCTTCTATTTTTTATAAGGAGGATATCCTGATGTATACGCTTAGACAGAACGCTCTTTTTACTGATGAAATCGAGCTGCAAAAGAACGATGGAACCAGTGAGATCCTAAAAATTAAAATTGATATTCGTCCCGAACTGGTAAAGAAATACCGGGAACTCCAAGTTCGGTTCGTGGATCTGCAAAAGCGTTCCAACAGTAACCCCGGAGATTTAAAGATCGTTGAAGATATTGGGAAAGCTGTCGTTGATGTATTCTGTCTTTTATTCGGAGACGAGAACGCCAAAAAAATCATTGAATTTTATTCCGATGATTTTCAGCAGATGGCCTACAATCTTTTCCCGTATGTTCAAAACGTTCTCGTACCTAAATTTCAGGAGGTTGCCCGTCAAAGAAAACAAGCATTTAAGCGGAGAGCGTGGAAATGAGACTGTATTCCCCTCTGAAAAAGAGGGTCAAATATAAGCTTGTGCCCGTGCGTTTAAATACCTCTTTTCGAACGGTGCTGAAATGCTATCAAGTATTCTCCGACACGCTTTTGACAGATTTTGAAAAGGCCGAGGCCTGCTTATGGCTTTTAGTAAAATCAAAATTATTTCTGAAAATCTTGAAGCCTGACAAAAAAGCGGCTCTTTTTAATCTGATCTTCAAGGAATTTATTGACGTGTCAGATAAAAAAGCCGGAGGAGAAAAGTATTTCGATTTTAATCAAGACGCATGGGCCGTCTATTCTTCCTTTATGCAGTGCTACCATCTCGATCTGCTTGGCGCTGACAAAAACCTTCATTGGTGGAGCTTTACGGCGTTATTTAACGGTTTGTCTGATGATACCAAGATCATGCAGATCATTTCAATACGTTCCCGCCCCCTCCCAAAACCAACAAAATACAATGCAGAGGAACGCCGGCAGTTAATCAAGCTAAAGCAGCTGTACAAGCTTAATCTGTCAGAGGAAGAAAGAAAAAAGCAATTCCAAGATGGGCTTGCAAAAATCGCTGTTGCACTGCACACCCTGGCAGAAAGGCCGTAACGGTGATGATCGTGGATAAAATTAAGTGTCCGTACTGCGGTTATGTGATGCCTTTAAAAGTTGATCCTGACGCGAAATGCAAGGGCGTTTGGATTAAGTGCAAGGGCCGTAACTGCAAAAAGGAATTTGAAATAAAAATAGGAAAAGTCAAGTAGTGCCATTATGTGCCGATGACTTTCACTTGTGAGGTGATTTCATTGGCAGAAGGCGAAGTTGTATATGAAATTAGGGCTGATGATTCAAAAATAAAAAGCGACGTCTCTAAGGCGGAATCTACAATAAAAAGATCTGCCAAAAGTGCTGGAACCGCTGTAGAGCAAAGTGCGGACGACGCACAAGACAGTATTCAAAAAACCACAAAAGAAACCGGTGGTCTCTCCGGCGCTCTAAAAGATGTAGGTGAAAAAGCCACCGACGCTTTTGGAAAATTTAGCCCGGCTGGTGGCGCTGTTGGCGATTTAGTTTCTTCATTCTCTGGGCTTGGATCCTCTGGGTCTGCCGCGTTATTAGGAATTGGCTCCGCTGCTGTAGCCGTAGGCGGATACGCTGTATCTTCAGCGACTTCCATAGATCAAGCAATGAATCAATTCGCCGCGTCTACTGGAGTATCAAAGGAGTCTCTCGACAGCTACGAAGAAACTTTAAAAAGCATTTATACAAACAACTACGGGGAATCATTCGGAGATATTGCCGACGCTATGTCTGCTGTTACTCAACAAATGGGTGATTTAGACCAAGCTTCTTTGCAAAACATAACGGAATCCGCTTTTACATTGCGCGACACTTTCGGATACGACATAAATGAATCTGTCCGGGCAGCCAATGCAATGATGACTCAATTTGGAATCAGCGGCGATGATGCCATGAACTTAATCGCTACCGGCGCCCAAAATGGATTGGATTTCTCTGGAGAGTTACTAGATAGTATCAGCGAATATTCTGTGCAATTTGCAAAAGTCGGCCTCGATGCTGACGATATGTTCGCAATCATGGAAAGCGGAGCAGAATCTGGCGCTTTCAATTTGGACAAGGTTGGCGACGCCATTAAAGAAATGTCTATTCGTGTAGTAGACGGCTCGGCAACCACACAAGAAGGCTTTTCAGCTATCGGATTAAATGCTGATGAAATGGCGGCTAAATTTGCAGCCGGAGGAGATTCAGCCAAAGAAGCTTTCGACCAAACTATTCAAGCGTTGGCAGATATGGACGATCCTCTTGCACAAAGCCAAGCCGGAGTGGCTTTGTTTGGCACTATGTGGGAAGATTTAGGGCCGGAAGTAGTTACAGCACTAGCAGGAATTCAGGATAGCGCTTATGCGACAGGCGAAGAATTAGAAAATATGAAAGACGTCAAATATGACGATCTTGGGTCAATGCTAGATGAACTCAAACGTGGTTTTGAAATGCTGCTTGTCCCCTTGGGGGAGGCTTTGATCCCTTTATTAAGTACCCTCATGGAATCCCTAAAACCGTTAATGGAGGTTCTTGGAGAATCATTAGCCCCGATTTTTGAACAACTTGGCGAAGTTCTCTTAGTCATTAGCGAACCGCTTGGAAAGATTGTTGAATTTATAGGGCAAATTCTTGGTCTTGGATTACAGCTTATCAGCGAAGCACTTACTCCAATTTTAGACCTAATCGCACAACTCCTGGAACCTCTTATGCAGCTTTTAGATGGTATTTTAGGCCCACTGATGGGATTGTTTCAGTCACTTATGGAGCCGCTTCTGTCTTTGATACAGGCTGCTCTAGAACCATTGCTAGGACTTATCTCTGCTTTGATTGAACCTTTAATGAGCCTCGTTCAAGCAATCTTACCGCCAATACAGGAACTTTTCTCTGCCCTCACGCCTATATTAGAAACCTTGTTCTCTGCTCTGGAACCTCTTTTTGATATCTTTTCTCAAATTGCAGGACTTATTGGCGATGTTCTTGGTCCGGTTATCGAAACATTAGCGGGGATTTTCAGTAAAGTGCTGGGTGGCGCTATCGAGGCAATCATGCCGATTATCGAAGGCGTTATGGACGTTTTCGGCGGGTTGATTGACTTTATTACCGGTGTGTTTTCAGGCAACTGGGAGCAGGCTTGGAACGGAATCGTTGATATGTTCAAGGGAATTTTCAACTTGATTCCGACTATTGTTGAGGGAATTATTAACGGCGCTATCGCGATCATCAATGGTATTATTTGGGGGATCAACCAATTGACTGGGGCAATCGGCATTCCGGCGATTCCTGAAATTCCAAATGTATCGTTGCCCCGTTTTCATACAGGCGGCATCGTTGATTTTGCGATGGGAGAAGGTCCCGCCTTATTAAAGGACGGGGAAATGGTTCTGACGCAGAAGCAACAAGCCGAGCTTTTTGCACTGGCGAATGGCAACTATTCAGACGCTGCAAATTCGTCTGTTATCGTAGTTAATTCTCCACTTTATTTAGATGGAAAACTGATTACGGACAATGTAACGAAGCACCAGTACAGTGACGTTATGGCAAAGAGGTACAAAGGATGACGGTTTATTTAAACAAAACACCCCGCCCGGATATTCTTGTTGAAACCGGAGGTTCGCTTGATGAAAACGAAGCGCATGTGACTTCATCTACCCTGCGAATTTATATGCCGGCCGATTCAAAAGATATTGCCGCCTGCGATTATATTCAGTTGGTTGAGAATGAGATGGTAATCTTCGCCGGAACCATTATGGAAGCTGAACAAGAAAACCTGGATAACGTGGATCTGTCTTACAAAATATATAATCTCACCCTGACGAACAACTCCGATTATATAGCCAGCGTTTTTGTCGATATGACGTTTCCGTCCGGCGCCAGCGTTACCCAGATTTTAATGGGGAACAGACCGGGCCAGTCTTGGTATGATGCATCTCTCGGCGAGTTCTACGGCATTATTCCGGTTAGAGTGGAAAATGAAGGAATTACCGTCGGGGAAATTGATGATTTTACTGGAATAACCTTAAACAGCCCGGCTTACTTATGGGGGCAGATTGTTTCCTCCGTGATAGATCAAATGGCAGATGTATGCGGTGCTTGGTGGGAAATCACCCCGGATAAGGTCTTCAATATGCGGTATACCTACAACCGAAGCACCGCGCCGATCAGCCTTGATTCCGATTCAGCGGTTTATAACGTAAATGTCACCCGCGATTCTTTTACCATGTATTCCGCTGTCCGGGTGGTCGGCGGACAAAGCAAAGGCCAATATCAGGAATTCCAAATCAAAAGTAACGGGGAAACCGGACTTCGCTTTGAAAGGCTCTCGCCTCAAATCGTTAGATGCAAATATCCTCTGTACTCTATGAGTAATGCAATTCAAAGCGGAGCTACATCTTCAACCGTGCCGGCTAATGTAAAAATTGGATTCAACGGAATTGACGATGACGACGACACGGTACAGGCGTTAATGAGTTATGGCGGATATGAAATTGAAATGAAAGACGGTTACGAATGGCTTGATCTTTCAAACGGCGGGTATATTCAGGTTAATGGATATCCTTTAATCCAGGTCTACTCGCGGCTGGTTGATGGAGACCTAAGAGAAAAAATCAAAGCCCAAAGAGGCGGCTCCGGTATTATTGAATATCTGATCGAAGATGAAACCATAGTAGATTTTTCGGACGCTGCTTTAAATGCGGAAACATTTTTGCAACGCGCCGCGCAGCCAGCCTTTACGATTTCATTTTCCACATTAATTCCCGGCTGGTCTGCGGGACAGCTTCTGACTGTAGATCTTCCATATTTTAATACATTTGGAAATTTTCAGGTGACTTCTGTTTCCGCTAAGAGTATCTTGTCTAAAGACAGCGGAACTATATGGGAATATTCGGTAGAAGCTTCCACCATTTCATACCGTGATAAAACAAAAACGCTATTTTTCCAGCCTAAAAAAATCACGTTCGAAATGGACGGAAGCCTCCCGGCTGCTGACGGCCAGTACATTAACGACGATATTAATATTCAAACTTATATTATGGCGTTTAAAACGCAGCCGATGGATTGGCGCACATTAGAAGGAATCGCTCCCAGCTGGACCGTTTGGGAAGAAATCTTTCCTTCGTGGCTTGTGTTTGAAAAAGCCGCCAACGTAAACACCTGGAGCGAAATCGAAAGCACAATCAAAAACTGGCGCGGCTGGGAAAAAGCATATCCGTCTTGGTTCGTTTTTGAAGAACTTATAAAGGGGTGGTACTACTTGGGAAACTATTTAACGCCTTTTGCGAAACAAAAGCTGCTGAAGCTTATTCAAGGGCAGGGAACTGCCGGGGATTTATCCGGAATTAATCTAGTATCAGATTTATATTTCACCACAGATGCATCAAGTGATTTTCATCTGCCACCAGCAGATATTGTTGAAGTTAGTTCAACCAGTGTTACAGCCACTTATTATCTACTGCCAGATCAACTCCAGGAGAAAATATCCGGCCTGCAAATGTATTATAACGGCTCTCAACAAAACGAACCAATTCTTCAAGCCGCCGTTAATATAGACCGTTCTCCGGATAACCCGGAAGGTGAATTTGCTATGACACTCAGCGTCAGACATGCCATTTTATAAAGGAGGAGCACTATGAGCTATCAATCCACAACGCCAAATTTTGATTTACCACAATGGGTATATTCTGACCCGCCGCAAATGAACGATTTTAATACCGCTTTCGCTAACATTGACGAAAAAGCTATACCAAATGATGAAAAAGGTGCAGCTAATGGTGTAGCAACCCTAAACAGCTCCGGCAAACTGGCTCAAATGCCGTCTGCCTCTGATGTGGGAGCCTTACCAATTACCGGCGGAGAAATGCAGGGAGCATTAAAGCTGAAGGCCAATCAGTACGGCGGCAGCGGACCAGCGGACGAAAAATACGCATTAGACTGCCAAAATTCTAATATCGTTAATGTAAATCGTATCTTGACTGCCGACCCAGCGGGAAGCGCAAGCGAGGGGTGGGGCTTTCAAAGAGAAGATGATCCAGATGCCTATGATGTTATTTGGGCTTCAAACGGTACCCTGTATTTTACCCCGGGTTTTAAATATAACACGCCTCCTTATCCAGCCAATCAAAGGGTTTTAGCCACAACAGATAATATCGCTTTAACGAATTATCTGCGGCAGGAATACAATAAGCTGAAAGAATCCGAGGGCACCCCTACTCTGAACGATATCATAAATGGATTTGGCTTTTGTTACAACGATTCAAGTAATGGAGCGGGCCTCGACGGTACATATCTCACAGTTTCCGGAATGCTTGATAATAAATACCGCCTGCAGCTTTTAGGCCAGTATAACGGGAGCAATTGGCTGGCCTATCGAACCAGGAACGGCGATGAGCAGAGCTGGAATCCCTGGCACAAGGTTTTGACCGACAACATCAACGCAGCAATCAGCGCCAGACATCAATATACCTCCTCAAGTTATCCTCAAATTTACGGAAATGGAATTTTACAGTTGGGCGGTGATTCCAGAAATGAATATGGCGTTGTTTTGCGAAGCAACGGCACAGACGAAGCAAATGCTTTTCGGCCTTCTGTTAACGCCGGCACAACAGGCCATTTATATTTAGGAGTTGCCAACCAGAAATGGCGCGCTGTTTTCGCCCAGAACGGCACTATTCAAACCTCCGACCGAAACGCCAAGCACGATATCACAGATCTTGACCCGGAAAAAATAACGGCGTTTATTATGGGGTTGAAGCCAAGCTCCTATGTGTTTAACGACGCTGACAGCGGCAGAACCCACTGGGGCTTGATCTCGCAGGATATTGAGGAGCTGTTCCCTCAGCTTGGAATGACAAGCATGGATTTCGCCGGATTCATCAAATCCCCAAAAACGGAGGATTATTACGAGGACGTTCCCGAGACTGTCACAGATGAGGAAACCGGAGAGGAAAAAACTGTAACACGGAAAGAATTAAAAACCCGGACCGTCGAAGGAGAATATATCTACTCCCTTCGCTATGATGAATTTATTGCCCCTTTAATCTGCATGGTGCAGAAGCAGCAAAAGCAAATTGAGAATTTAGAGCGGCGTTTATCCGCTTTAGAAAACAAGGAGGAAGCAAAATGAAAATCATTCAAAATTTAGCAGACCCTTCCCGTTACTCCGTTAAATGCCCTTATGCCATGACTCCTACCAGGGTAGTAGTCCACAACACCGCCAACGACGCACCGGCAGCGAATGAAATCGCCTATATGATTCGTAACGACAATGAGGTTTCTTTTCATTACGCCGTGGACGATCAGGAGGTAGTTCAGGGTGTGCCGGAAAACCGGAACACCTGGAACGCCGGAGACGGAAACGGCAAAGGCAACCGGGAGGGGATCGCCGTGGAGATCTGCTATTCCCTGTCAGGCGGTGAGAAGTTCACCAAAGCGGAGCAAAACGCCGCTGAGTTTATCGCTTCTATCTTAAAACGCTATGGCTGGGGAATGGACAGGGTAACCAAGCACCAGGATTACAATGGAAAATACTGTCCCCACAGAACCCTTGACCTAGGCTGGGACAGATTTCTGAAGATGGTGGAGGCTCATTTAAACGGGGACAAGCCCGCGCCCTCCCCTGCTCCAGCTCCCGCGCCCGAGCCAGCGAAAACGGTAGATGTATATTACCGGGTAAGAACCAAGGCGGACGGCTGGCTTCCCGAGGTGAAAAACCTTGAGGATTACGCGGGATTTACCGGAGCCGTCACTGATGTCGCTGTTCGTGTTTCCGCTGGTTCCGTAAAGTACCGGGTACATATTAAGGGCGGCAGCTGGCTTCCCTATGTAACCGGCTGCAGCATCAACGACGCTGTAAACGGCTATGCGGGAAACGGTTTGGAGATTGACGCTGTTGAAGTGTATTATTACACCCCGGACAGCATCAGGCCGTATAAGAAAGCCAAATACCGGGTCGCTCCTGTGGGCGGAAGCTATTATCCCTGGCAGTATGACAATGAAACCGGAAACGGGCAGGACGGCTACGCGGGCGCTTTCGGAAACGCCATCGGAAAGCTTCAGATTGTAATCGAGTAAGGAGGGATTATCATGGCGCCGGAAAAGTGCATTGCGGATCCCTCCCGGGACTGCCTAGGGCTGGCAAAAGCGGAGATGCTGGAAAAGCAGATCGCGGAATACCGCCAGCAATCCAGAGAAACCCACTCGGAGCTTTACACCAGGATCACAGCTCTGGAAAAATCAGACGCAAAACGGGACGAGCAGTACAGCAAGATCCTGGACAAGCTCAACGACATGCAGGCGGATATTAACAAGGCTCTTTTATCCATCGCAGAGTTTAAGGAGAAATCCGGAAAACGCTGGGACAAGATTGTGGATAAGATTCTCCTTTTGGTTATTACAGCCTGCGTCGGATATATCTTAATCAAATTCGGACTGCCTGTATAATAAGGAGGAACTGAAATGAAAATCAACTGGAAGGTACGGTTTAAAAACCCTGTGTTCTGGTTCAATCTGGCAGCGTCCATTTTTCTGCCCATGCTGGCATGCCTAGGCTTCAACTGGGAAGACATGACAAGCTGGCAGGCTGTGGGGAACGTGCTCTTACAGGCCGTCCAGAGCCCTGTAATCGTGGTGTCGGTCCTGGTATCCGTATGGAACCTGTTAAACGACCCCACTACAAGCGGCCTAAGCGATTCCAGCCAGGCGCTTTCTTATACCGAACCTAAGAAAAG